GGGCCTTTTTCGCGGACCAGCTATTAGTTTCGGCTTTTGGTTGGGACCGGCCAAGGTCACTGTTATGCGTCGGAAGCATACCTGAGGGGACTGGATTTGTCCGTCACACAGCCGCTCCGGCGGAGTTTAAAAGAAACGGAATCGGGTAGACCACGTGTCCTTAACGTGGGAGGAAGAGGGAGGATGGTTAACGTGATAGGCCGCGTGGTACGCTGCCGGGGGGTCAGGGCTTCTGGTTTAGGATGTCAGGTGACTGCGTAAGACAACGCTATAGTCCCTGGCTGGATCGTCAACCTAAACTACTACACCCTGCGAAACCGGTGGGTTAGAAACCCTTAATCAAGTACGTTTGCCTTAGTCGCATCCTTTCTCTCCGTCCCGGCGCGGGATAAGCGTCAAGGGGGGGAAAAAACCCGTTCCCGATAAAACAATACAAAAATCTACCACGCTTTTGGGGGGGGCAAGGGCCCCCCACGTGAGAGAAGGGAGATCTAGATACCTCACGTTAATCAAAGTCTGATCACGACTTTAAAACATGCAATGGAGACGAATATAAGTAATCTCTCAGGCATGGCGGGTGGGAGGGAAGGCGCGAAAGATTCAAGCGCTCAACCAAAAAGAGAATCGCGGGGAAGAACGAATGGCAGGGGCGTGTCAGGGGTACGCCCACGTAAAAGAAAAAGAAAAAACAAAGGAGATGAAGGCTCCTGGCAGGAGGAGATACGTGTAGCGGGTTGCTCCGTTACACAGGCGGACGCGGGGCTAGCTTTCAATAGCAATGCCCGTCGCGAGCGTCTGCGACAGTACGGTCCGCTATCGGACTGTGTCCTGTCCGACTTCGTAAGAGGCTCCAGAACCGACGATCGGGAGGAGGTGGCGTCCTTAAACAGTGACCCACCGTCCACTCGAGACCAATTCGGCGGGGAGGCGTATTATCCGGAGGGGGAGTGCAACCAGTACGGTCCTTGTGATGAGGACGGCCTTTGGCACACGTGCGGGAGTACTCCTCACTATTTCCTTGACTCGCGGCAGATGCCACTGTCGTCAGAAGAGGAGGTACCCGAAGGATGTACAAACAAAAAAAAGATTTACCGACTTGTGCGTCGATGCATGAAGTTCCTCGCGGCGGATAGGGGCCTGCCCCTTAACCCAAAGATACCTGAGGATACACCGTGTGGTAGCATACGTGCCACCTTACGGAGTTTGTATGGTAAATCTCTCACCATTGCGGACGAATTGTCTATTAAGACAAGTCAAAAACTCGAGCCGCAGCCGTGCAACTTCTGCGAACCAGCCGGAGAAGCATACTTGGCAGCATGGGAGAGAAAGGTAAGCCGGAACCAGCCGGTCGACGGGATGAAACTGAAATTCTTTAAGGAAACTTTGAGAATGAATGTGGACCGTGCCTGGAATGTTGGGGAGTTTGTCCGTGTCCCTAATGGACACGGAAGCCTCAACCACACGCGACGGGAAGGGGGAAACTGGAATGAGGAAGAGTTTGATGAAAGTTGCCGAATTGAGCTAGTCCATAGTTCAGGTAAGCCGCGAGTAGTCACGCTTTACTCTGAGTACAACCAGAAAATCCTGCACCCCCTTCACCGTGCTCTTTACCGCAGTCTTAGCAAGTACGGCTGGCTGCTGATGGGACCACCAACGGACGAGATAGTCGGTTCCCTCCTTGGAGGGGACTGGTTGTCGTTCGACTATTCGTCAGCTACTGATTCAATCAAATCTCAGTACGTGCAGGCGATGATCGACGTCCTCATTGAAAAGAGTGTGGGGCTCACCGAGGAGCAAATTAAATGTTTGCGGGTACTAGAAAGAATGAAAATTGGGGATGGTTGGAGCCACACCGGGCAGCCTATGGGTAGCTTGATGTCCTTTCCAATGCTTTGCTTGTTTAACAAAACCCTGGTCGACATGGCCCTGGCCGACTCGCTCGGGATGCTTAGCAAAAAGAGAGTTCATCGCGATGATCTCAAGGTTTACCAAACTCACCGGTGCAAGATAAACGGTGACGACCTCCTAACCCGGGTCCCCAATGGACAAAAGAAAGACTTCGTTGCGTGTATGGCGGTATGGGGTCGAGAAATCGGCCTCATTGTAAACGAGGAGAAGACAATGCGATCCAGCGTCTACGCTGAGATTAACTCGACCGTCTTTCGAAACGCGCAAGAAGATAAAAAAACCAATCTCAAAATCCTGGGGATTGGCAGGCAAGATGTAGGTGACGCGTTGGAACTCGCCGAAGGTTCGACGACTTCCGTCCCTGGCGTCAAGTACGCACTCGAAGCCCTTCAACCGGCTTTGTCTGTGCAGAAAGATAAAAGGGTGAGGAAGCACCCAAGGCTTGTGGCGTACCTACGAGGTAACAAACGCCTTCGCGCAGCAGCAACAGCTGTGCCGAACGAAGAGGAGAAAAGAAAAAACCTCTTCCCGGTTGTCGTCCGCCCTGACGGTTATGACCTTCTTCCTTGTGAAGAGCGTAGTGTCATCGAAAGGGAGGTCAATCGCTTGCGACCGGTGGCCCTGGCCTGGAAGGAGGATGAGGGTCCTGCCCGAAAGGTAAAGTGGACGTTTGCGGGTCCAAGGAGCTTCTCTGCAGTTGTGAAGCAGAGAGGACGTAAGTCCCAGGAAACCATCCTGGAGTGCTTAGACCGCGCATACCGTCAAGACAGGTTAGAGTTGGTAGATAATTCGTGGATCGAAACCCCCGATCTACTCTCATCCCCCGAGGGTGAGACAAAGGAAAATAAGGGCCGATGCGTCAGACTGTTGGAGGCTCTCAAAGCCTTCCGTTTAGATCGACAGCAGCATCGGCCCCTTGGGGCGGACGCACCCGTGTAATTGGCCTGGTGGCCTTCCTAGCAGTACACGCTAGGTCAAAGAATGTCGATCT